ATGGAACAGTAGTAGCCAAGGAGGATTTCTTACAAACTATAGTACGAGTAATCGAAGGCAACGTAAATCTAGGTATTGAAAACGGTGACCCCACAGCTACACCTGAATGGGCAGAAGAAGCCTTAGAATATATGTACCACTTCGGAGTAATGCCTCCTGGACGTGGATATTGGATGATGGGAACTGAGTATGCACAGAAGCGTGGCGGAGATGCACTTAATAACTGCTGGTATGTAGCTGTTAGACCTCAAAGCTATGAGCGTATGAAACAGTTCCAAGACCAACCATACATCTTCTCACACCCTGAAAAGGAGATGCCTTCATATCCATTCGTCTTCATGTTTGATAGAGCTATGCTAGGTGGGGGAGTAGGATTTGGTGCTCAACGTAGAAACATCAAGCAAATGCCTAAGGTTTCTGTTAAGCTTAATCTAAAAGTCTACTTGCATCCTAACCATCCAGACTGGGAACGAATCAAGGCTAGTGAAGAGTGGGATAGAATCAAGGAGTACTTAATCGGTGAAAACGAGGGTGATACAGAGTATGCTGAGAAGGCTAAAGCTGACGGCAGATACTATTTCACTACAGATGACCGTGAAGGTTGGGATGTTTCAGTACGTGAAACTATTGACTCCCACTTTGTTAAGACAAAGCTGACCAAACACTCAGTAGACTTAGTAGTTGACTTATCTCGTATCCGTCAATATGATGCTGTCATTAAAGGATTTGGTGGTACTGCTAGTGGCCCACTACCCCTTATTGCCGCTTTAGTAGACATCAATAACATACTTAATGACCGAGTGGGACAACGTGTACGTAGCATTGATGCTTTGGACATGATGAACTTACTAGGACGTTGTGTAGTTGCAGGTAACGTAAGACGTACTGCTCTTATTGCTCTTGGTGACCACGATGAACAAGAATATGTGGATGCTAAAAACTATACCCTTGTTGATGCTGTTATGGCTAAAGACCCTAAAACTGGATGGGGTATCTGGGAGAAGAATGAATGGGGTAGAGATACTCAAAGACGTAGACCATTTGGTGACGTTGTAGCAGACCTATTTGATGCTAAGGTTCAAGCTGTTAAAGATGGTGGATTCACGCCTACAGAGAGCCAAATGTTGGATATTCAGCAACAAGCAGAGGAAGAGGCTAATGAGCTGTTTAAGACAGCATTTAAGCAGGAGAATCACCGCTGGGCTTCAAATAACTCTGTTTATACACATGAACTATTTGCAGACCAACATTTTATCGCTGCTGGTATCATTGCTAATGGTGAGCCAGGTGTAGGTAACGAATGGCTAATGAAGAACTTTGGACGTATCATGGATGGGTACCAAGAGGCTATTGACCGTGATGCAGAGGGCTTAAACCCATGTGCTGAAATCACTCTATGGAATACAGAGCCTTGTAACCTAGTTGAGATTGTTCCGTTAATGTGTAAACGTTTTGGTTTAAGTATTGAAAGAGCACTAGAGATTGGTGCACAGTATACTTACCGTATAACATTTGCTAAGTACATGTGGCCATCTACCCAGAGGGTTATTGAAGAGAACAGACGTATTGGTGTATCTCTGACAGGTATGCAAGACTACTACTTGGAAGAATATGGACACTACGCTCTTAAAGGCTTTGAGATTGACTGGGAAACTGGTGAGGAAGACCTAACGAAACCTATTTTCCATCAGGAAATGGTGGATGAACTAGACGGATGGTACAACATTGTTAAGGACACTAACGACAAGCAAGCCGAGCTTATGGGTGCTGTTAAGTCTAGGAAGTTAACAACTGTTAAGCCTTCAGGTACAGTAGCTAAACTTCCAGGAGTATCTTCAGGTATCCACTGGAATTACGCTCCTTATATGATTCAACGTATTCGTTTCCATGAGACAGACCCTAACTTACAGGTTCTATCAGCTTGTGGATTCCATATAGAGAAGGCACAGAAAGAGCCAAATGCTGTGGTTGTATCCTTCCCTGTAAAGAATGCTGGAGCAGACAACCCTAACTTTAAAGGTGCAGGAGATGTATCATTAGCAGAGCAGTTTGCTAACCAGTACCTATTCGCTTATGCGTGGGCTGACAATGCTGTATCAGCTACTCTTACATTCCAGCAAAATGAGACGGAAATGATTGAGCCTCTATTGAAGGCTTATAACAACCGCATCAAATCAACATCATTGCTTCCATACAGTGGGCATGGATATGTTCAGGCTCCTTGGGAACCTATCACTAAAGAGAAGTATGAAGAGATGATGAAGACCATTGTAGCAGACCCTAAGGATGTCTACCATCTGTTTGACCTTACCGTTGAACCTAAGGAAGACCTACTTGACAGTGACTGTGTAGGTGGCGCTTGCCCTATCAAATAGTACCTAAGGGAGAAGTCTTTGCTTCTCCCTTTTTATTTATTTTGGAGGTGTCACATGCAAATATTTCTTATTATAATAGGGTTAGGGCTTGCGATACCCTCAACCGTTATCATAGTGTTCAACCTTTTGGTAAAGTGGAGAGCAGGAAACGAGTATGAATTAAGTTTGGCTAGCCTTGCCAAGATATATTTCGTTGCATTACTTGGATGGGCAATATTTCTTAATGAGGTGATGGGATAATGGGTTATGAAGATAAACGTAGACCAAGGAAAGATGTATTCAGCAGACAGATATTAGGAGATTTTGTACAGCCAGATGAAAAAGTAAATAAGGCTATGGAGCATGAGCGTAGCTTCGGTAAGAAACAAGAGTCAGACATTATTAAGAAGCGTATGGATTCAGATTTGTTTAAAGGAGGACTTAGCTAATGGCAGGACAAGGTAGCTATACATTTAAGAAGTGGAACGGGCAATACGGTGCAGACGCTAAGTTTGTGGTATTGGACAACAAAAGTGGTCAACAGTCTATGTTTACACCAGGACGTACATCAGACCTAGTTTGGACTAATACTAAGCTAGAAGAGACTCCTGAGATATCGAAATGGGAAGACTTCGGTGACGAAACAGTGGAAGACTTGGACGATGTAGCCTTTTAATATAAGTTCAAACCTGTAAGCCCCTACACACGTAGAGGCTTATTTTTTATTTAAAAGACTAGGAAAAGAGTGATGGGCATGGAGTTATACATTGACTTAGAGAAAGCCCTCAACAGGGGTAAACTCGTACAGAGGAGAACCATGGTTAGGGGTGCAAATGGGAAAATCCATTACCGTATGCAATGGGTAGACCCTAAGACTGGACAACCAGTATCAGATAAGCACTCTAACCAAGAGGTACAGCCAGTCAAGACTCAGAAGCAACATATAGACGAGCATATCAAAAAGATGTCTAAGGATGAGAAATATCACCATATTGAAAAGCATGGGCTGGACTGGAAGCGTAATGACCACCCAGCAATAGACCACAAGAACGCTATGGTAGCCCTTAAGGAGCATATGTACAAGAATCCCCACCTTATGGGAGCAGAGCACCTTCCTAAAGAGGGTGGAAATCCTATACCAGGCAGTACAGATGACCTCAATAGCTTCACTGATAAGTACAAGAAACATCCTGAACTTATGTACAAAATGATGAAGCATCTAGGAGTTATAGATGATGCAACTGACCCTCGTACAGTAGACGGAGAACAAGCTAAGGCTGATGGTGGTAATGGTATGGGTGCCATCAAGCATATGAGAAATATGATGGCTCTTAAAAGACATCTTAAGGAAAATGGTCACGTAGTAGATGAAATGAAGAATCACCCTGAATTTGGTGAACCTCATGGAACATCTAGTGCAAAGGTAGCAGAACCTAAGACAACCAAGCCAAAGGCTCAGAACATAGCTCAAAAGGGTGGGAATACCGTTGATGGTATACTAAAGGCTACACCACGTGAGGATTTATACAAGATTATGAAAGCACAGGGTATAGCAGAAGGTGACCCAGCACTAGACCCAAGCATAGAGGCTAAGATGAGACCTATCCATCACATGAGAAACATGATGGCTCTAAAGAAGGCTATACAGGGAGACCCAACCATCCTTAATGTTAACCCAGAGGTAGGAGGGCTAAGTGAGGATGAGCAAGCTAGGATTAAAGACCTAAAGGGTAAGGAAAAGACCCAACATGAGGTAGATGCATTCCTTAAACGTGCTAGCAAGGAGCTTAAACTTCAATGGGCAGACAATTATGCAGACCAAGAACACATGCAGAAACGTATTAAAAGCGGGACAGAGCATATAGATAATATGCACAAAATTAGTGCGTTGAAAAAGATAATCGTTGATGACCCTTCTATCATGGAAGAACTATCCCCAGAAGTTGAACGGGAAGAGTTGGGAAATCTCAAAATTGGTAACAAAGTCCTAGGGAAATTCCTAAGACAAGTTGCGGGGTTGAAAGGAAACAATCGAGTTGGAGATGTAACAGCAGGAGAGGATAAGGGTAGAGAGTGGGAATTTGGTATTGCATCTTTTGCCAACCTATCAGAGGATGATGAAGGAAATCCTATACTCTCCATAGTGGATGCAGGTGAAGATGGGGATGAATGGAACGAAAAGGTGTACCCGCTGAAGGATGTTAAGAAGTTCATAGATGGACTGAAAGAGGGTAAGGAAGTAGCTGTTAAGGAGAAAGATGTACCTCTTCATAAAAAGGCTCCTATAGAGATATGGAAAGCTTTAAATGAAGACTTCGAGGGCAACTTTACGAAAGATGTAGGGGATGTGCTGAAAAGGGAAGTATCTAATATGTGGGAAGGTGCCAAGAAGACTTCCAGTATGAAAGCCCTAGCTAAAGCCTCCATCATACCAGTAACTCCAGGTACTCTAAGCAAACTCTTTGACCACTACAAAATACCACAAACCACTGACCCAATACACCAGTTTAATAGGAACAGTGACCAGTTCAAGCAGGTTGTATATGGGCATAAGGTAACAAAGACCAAAGAGAAGAGTGCTATGGACTACCTAGAGAAGAAGGCAAATGGGGATAATGATACATGGGTGCTACACCAATCAGCTAAACATTGGTCACCAGATGAAAGAATGGAGGCACGTAAGGACTTTATCAAGGGAAATATGAGTGTACACGACCTAGACAAATATGCAGACGGTAAGGACAGGGTAGTGGCCCTAACCAACCACATACATGATTCTCTAGAGCATGTACCCTTTGACTTGATGACAGACGTATTTGCCCATGGGTGTAAGCTTAATTTCCATAAGACTAGGTACGATGGTAAGGAACACATAGGTAACTTCCATAGTGGGGAGCAAAAGGGTATATGGTTTGACCATGGGTACTTTGACGCTGGTGAATCCCTAATGAACAGTAAAACACCTATGACTCACAGACCCCCTAATAGGGAAATAAAGATTGGTAGTAAGACTTATGAAAGTGGATATCACCCATTCTCAGATACATGTGCTCATGAATTTGCCCATGCAATAGATAATTATTTGTCTGGTGGAGGTAATCGATACCTAAGCTGGAACACAAATGATGCAGGTAGAAAATACTCAGGAAAGCATGGAAACCTAGTAGATACCTCCTATATGGCATCAGTCAACCGCAGTAATCCTAATAAGACTGTACTAATAACTGGGTCTGCTAAGCAGGAGTACCTGTATCATCCTGATGAGTGGATGTCTACCTATGAGGGTAGGATATATAATCCTAACTACTTTGGGGCAGGAGCATCTAACTTCCTAGATAAGCAACCAGACGGTTCATTTAGGGACAACAACTTTAACAGTCATTCAGAGAAGGGGCTAGAGCACTGGTCAGAGAATGTGGCTAGGATGGCTAATGCGTATAATGCGTTTAAACAGTGGAAACAGGACAGACCTAATGAAACTAGCACTTCTATAGATGAGTGGGCTAAAATCATGCATGGAATGTTCCAAGACCAAGGATATGGGGATGACCATACAGATGGTTCAAAGAATGGTAACCTTACCTTGAAGACCTACAAAGCTGACAATCATAAGGGTAGGAATCAAGATTTACCAGGGTTCTATGGTTATGCTTACCACGAAATGGCTAAAAGGCATCCAGAGCTACATCAAGGTATCAAGGATATGCTATTCCGTCCTGACTTCCAAGGGGATAAGAATGTAGCAGGGATGTTAGATAGGTCAACTAAAAACGATTTTGTAAGGAAATCCGTTGAATTAATCATAGACATAGAGGAGTGATTGTATGAGATTAGCTATACATCACGAAGGCAAAGAGGGATTTGTCAGATACAATAAGCAAAGTAAGGAGATAATGGTTACGCATCCTAATGAAGCGGTGCGTAACACTGTTCGTCATTATCTCACAACGGAGAGAGGATTCACTACAGATATAGGTGGTAGTAGCGACCCCTCAACAGGTAACAGGATGATAGTATATAAGACCCCTAATGACAACCCAGATGACCTAGCTCAGGCAATGAGTGAAATGCATAGTAATACTGGAGTACACGTGAATTGGGGACATGAGGACAATGACCTGTCATCTCTACAGTCAACAGGTACTGAGCCTGACAAACCTATCTTAAAGTCACTGGATGATGATGAAACATTTGATATTATAAACTAGGAGGTGCCACATGGAGCCACTACTTCTACTTTCAGATAAGCTGAGAGGGATTCAGGAGGGAACTACCTTAGAAAAGGGTAAGTCCAACCGTGATGGACTCATACAGCAGGTAGTAACTTATGTAAGGGATGGTCACACAATCACTAGAAAACAGTGGGTACGAAGTACCTTTGCTGACCATGCTAAGAAGAATGAGGAAGAAAAGAAAGATACTATGATGAAGGATGAGAAACGTAAGACTGATAAGCGTAGGAACGACCTAGCTGACCAGAATGCTAAGCAACATACACAGGATGAACGTGCGGCTAAGAGAGTTGCTAAGCGTAGGGAAGAAACAGAGGCACATGGTAAGGCTTCCCGTAATAAGAAAGTCAATAGCTCCAAGATTGATGAGTATAAGAAAAAGCTTGACAATGTACGTAAGAAAGAGGAAGCAGAACGTAAGAAGCAAGGTAAGAAGGATAAAGATAAGAAGGATGGCAAAAAGAAGCGTGGGGCTTATGGTCAGCAAGACCAGACTAAAGCCTCTAACAAAGCCGAGGAGAACATGGCAACTAGACCTAATCAGTAGCATACACTAGCGTGTATGCTTTTTTTATTGTCCATCCGACATTTTAGGTGTGAGGATTCGATACACTAAATTTATTTAAAGACGAGGTGATAACATGGCATTCCTAGATAATATTGACAAAATAGCAAAATCCTTCATGTTAGGTAACACTCCGCTTATGCCGAGTGACCAGCTAGAAGATACTATACAGAAGTCAGAACGTGTACAGGAGTCTAAATCCATAATAGAAGACCCACTGGCCATGATACACAGCTCAGGGTTTAAGGAAAAACCTTTTGCCTTAGACTTCGATACTCTTAGAAGGATGTCTATAAAGAACTCAGTAGTCTCTGCCATTATACAGACTAGGGTGAATCAGGTATCTACCTTTACCCAACCAGCCCGATATACTAAGGATGGGGTAGGATTTGAGATTAACTTAAGGGATACCAAGAAGAAGCCTACTGAAGATGAGAAGGCTATGATGCTTGCTTTAGAGACTTTCATAGAGAACTGTGGCTTTAGTTATGATCCTACTAGGGATAACTTCGACATGTTTGTTAGGAAATTAGTTAGGGATTCCTTAACCTATGACCAGTTAACCTTCGAGGTAGTACCTGATAGAGCTGGAAGACCCGCTGAATTGCATGCAGTAGACGCCGCAACTATACGTGCCGCTACCCTAGAGCCAGACCCAGGTGAAGACTATATCACTCCTACAACAAGCTATGATGGTGATGTTAGATGGGTGCAAGTACTACAGGAAAGCATAGTAGCTGAGTTCACAGGTGAGGAATTAGCATTTGCTATACGTAATCCTAGAACCGACATCAATGTACAGCCCTATGGACTATCAGAGCTTGAACTACTTACACAGCAGATTACCGCACATCTTTGGGCAGAAGAGTACAATTCTAGATACTTCTCACAAGGAGGTACTACGAAAGGTATCCTAAACCTTAAAGGTCAGAATATCTCTAAGCCCCAAATTGATGCATTCCGTAGGCAATGGACAGCACAATTGACAGGTATGACAGGAGCATGGAAGACACCTGTAGTATCCGTGGAAGGGTTAGAATACATCAACGTATCTCAGTCTAACAGAGAGATGGAGTACGAGATGTGGATGAACTACCTTATCAACATCGCATGTGCCGTATACCAAATAGACCCATCCGAAATTAACTTCCCTAATAGGGGTGGAGCAGGTGGAGGTAGTGGTGGTGGACTAGGTGATGGAGGTATAGAAGACAGACTTAAAAACTCCAGAGATAAAGGTCTAAGACCACTATTACGCTTCATTGAATCTGTAATCAATAGGTTCGTCCTAAAGAGATTCAGTGATAAGTTTACCTTCAACTTTGTAGGTTTGAATGGTGAGTCAGAGACAGAACGTATGGAATTACAGAACAAACAGGTACGTGCATTTAGAACTATCAATGAGGTTCGTGCAGACCATGACCTAGACCCTATAGAAGATGGGGATATCGTTCTTGACCCTACGTACACTAACTACTTGCTACAGAAGGCACAGAATGACATGATGGCACAGCAGGGTGACCCTAATGACCCTAATGGTGGTATGCCTCCTGAGGAAGATGAGGAAGAGGAACAAGACCCTGAGGAAGTACAACAGCAACAAGAGGATAGCGAAATCGACAGCAGTATAGAAAACAAATATAATTAGACCGATATAAGGTACATCACCTAATCCTATGAGATTTTTATT